TCAAAGATACATCAACTGAAATTATTACATTAACAATTACAGACCCTAATGGTAATGTCACCACAATGTCAGTACCTTTAGGCGATTTCGAATTTTAAAATTATGGGTATATACGAGATTATAAAAGTTATGGGATTAGTATGTCTTTTATCGGGATGTGCTTCTAATGGTTCACAAAACATTAAATACGGTGCTGAACCATATATTGAAGGAACAACAACAATACAAATGTTAAGAGAGTTACCTGATTTAGATAATCAACCTCAAATAACTATTGCAGTTTATTCATTTAAGGATCAAACAGGACAAAGAAAACCTAATCCTAACTTTTCGCAACTATCAACAGCTGTAACTCAAGGACCTGATGTGTGGGTTATATCTGCTTTAAAAGCAGTAAGTGATGGTGATTGGTTTAAAGTTGTTGAAAGAAACGGTTTAAATAATCTAGTTAAAGAAAGACAATTAATTAGGTCAACAAGAGAATTATATGACGGAGAAACACAGGCGTCAAATACTTTAAAACCACTAGTCTTTGCAGGACTAATTATAGAAGGTGGTATTGTAGGTTATGATAGTAATGTTACAAGTGGTGGTGTAGGTGCAAGATACTTTGGTATTGGTATTAATGAAATGTATCGTACAGACCAAGTAACAGTCTCATTAAGAGTTGTTGCAGTACAAACAGGTGAAATATTACTTTCAGTCCATGCAACAAAGACTATTGCTAGTTATAGTCAAGGTGGCGATGTATTCAGATTTTTAGATATAGGTACAAAAGCCTTAGAATTTGAATCAGGAAATGCTACGAATGAACCAGTTAATTATGCTATAAGAACAACAATAGAACACGCTGTATTGCAAATGGTGTATGAAGGTGTAAATAAAGGATTATGGAAAATGCAAGGCGTAAACAAAATACATTTAGAAAAGGAAAAAAAGTAAAATGAAAAGTATAACTAAATTAGTTATGTTTTTGATGATGTTTATAACGCCAGTAGTGGCAAATGATATCTATGTAACCC